TTTGAACCGATCGACCACAAGGGGATCGGGCTCATCACGATCGCAAAGAGGCGCGAGTGAGCTCTCGAGGTCGCCTCAACTTCGCGTCGCTTCGCTTCGGCGCGCGCGATGGCCATCCCTTCGATCGGCAAGACATCCCGAGAACCGAGGCGCAGCTCTTCGACGCCTGGGCCGCGCGCGTCGGCCTGGTCTCGCTCGCCGGGTGCGTCGGCCAGGTCGACGCCGACCTGCTCGGGATCGAGGCGGTCGGAAACGCCTGGGCGGATCGAAACCCCGAGCGCGCGAAGATCACCTACATCGCTCGGAAAGAGCGCCGGCGGGTATCCGACCTCGAGGCGAAAGAGCTCGACGACCTCGCGAACGTCGTCACCGAGCGCGCGCTCGAAGAGTTCGACCAGAAGCGCGCCTTCGAGAAACTCCAAGCCTATCTAGTTGATTCAAACGAGCTCCTCGAGGCCGCTCGCGATCGTATCTATCTCGAGCAAAAGGCGGCCGAGCTCCTATGAAATTCACGACGCCCGATCACGCTCTCCGCGCGACGGTCGAGATATACGAGCAGTGTTCGAGCGTCCAGGCAATGAACCCGGTCGCCCAGGAGGGGACGCGCTTCGCTCGAGAGTGTGCGAAATGCGGAGCAAAACCCTACCGCGTGAAGCACGACCGGGACGGCGTCCCCTTTGCTCTTTGCCGGCACTGCGGCAAGGACCGGCACCGCGAAGATGTGTATCTGCTTCGCGAGTCGGGGAAGGGCGGGGGGGACGTCGCGCGTGCACTTTGCACTCTTGCGGACCTCGAGCGGGTGATTCGGCTCGCCGATCGTCGCGGTCGAGGTATTTTTCGCACTTATTCGGTGGTGGTTTTATCGCCCTGGCCGCTTTGGCAGGTCCGCGACTTTTGCTCGGGGAAGAAGTGGGGACCTGGTCTCGGCGGCGGCTTCACCGATCGCACTCTTCGGCGCGCGATCCGCGACGGTCGCGCCGAGCTCGCGCGATCGCTACACCGCTCGAATATGCTCGAGGGCGACCTCGCGGCCTGGACCGATACGCCAGGCGACTACGGTCGACGCTTCGCATAGATGGAGTGAGCTAGTAAGAGGGTTCCACGCGGAACGTAAGAAGGGGTCGGCGACGATGAAGAAGGGAAAGCAGCGAATCAAAAACGCAACCGAGCGCGCGGCACGCAAGCGATCGACGCCGCTACCTCGCGAAGAAATGGAGCGCCTTTATGCACTCGACGCGAAGACCGACCAGGTCGCGCCGCTCTCGAGTTCGCCCGCCGAGCGCAAGATCGTGAAACGAAAAGTCTAAACGGGCTTGCGCCGGCGACAAATTACCCCCTACGATCCGAGAACCTGGGATTGTGCGCGCTGCCATGTGAGCCCGATCCTTTTGTCTCAGTGTTCCCCCACTGGAGGTCCGGCGTGCCGATCGTTGTCACCTTCGACGCGCCGGTCCGGGATCTCTCTCGCGCACTCACCGACTTTCAACGTCGGCAAGTTCCCTTCGCGACGGTGCTCGCGATCAAGTTCACCCTCGAAGACGCGCAGACAAAACTGCGCCGCGAGCTCGGCGACACCTTCAAGCTCCGAAACAAGTTCCTCGCCCAGGGCATCCGGACGCAATTCGCGAAGAAGCAGACGCTAGTCGGCAACGTCCATACCGTCGACGATATTCTCGCGACGCAAATCACCGGCGGGATCAAGGGCGGGATCCGCCGGCCGGTTCAGTTACCTCGAGCAGTGCGCGGCAGGGGTCGCGGCGACGATCGCGGCGCGGCCGAGAAGATCTTCCGCAAAGCAAAGCGACCGACGAAGCTCAAAACGAAGAAAAGGCACTTTACCCAAACGCTCCGCGACGGCGACGAAGCTCTCTTCCGCCGCCTGGGTAAGTCGCGATATCCGATAGAAATTATGTGGCGCACGCGGACGAAGCCGATCCGCGTGAAGCCTGGATTCGACTTTTCCGCGATTGCGCGGCGAGTTTTCTCGAAGCGATGGGATAAAAATTGGGGCCGAGGGCTCGCGCGCGCGCTCTCGAGCTCGAAATAGCGCGGCGCAACGTAAGGCCTCGGGCCGGCGCGACGCTCCGCGCGGACGTGCTCGGCGCGTCGCTTCGCCTTTGCCGGTCCGAGCGTCGCGTCGGGTTACGTTAAAAGGGGGAGCTCTTGAACGGACGCCGCGAGCGCCTGCTCGTTTCGATCCTGGCCGGCTTGGCGATGTCGCTGAGTGGGGTCGATTCATGGGCCGACCTACCGACAAAGATCGCGCCGATTTCTCTGGGGACTGGCTTCATCGTCCTGAGCGTTTACGCGCTCGAGCTCGCGATCGCAAACGGCCTCGAGCGCGCGAAGACTGGCCGACGATGAAACCGATCACTCACCTGATAGTGCATCACTCGGCATCACCTCGAGACTCGACGACGCTCGAAGACCTTGCGCGATGGCATACCGATCCGGCGAAGCCTGGCGGACCGTTCGACGCGGTCGCTTATCACTTCGTAATTGAAGGCTATGGCCGGCTGAGATATGGCCGCCACGTGCGTTGGGTAGGGGCACACTCGGCGCCTAATGCTGCCAAGCTCGGCGTCTGTATTGTCGGCGATCAGACCGATCCCGATGAGCGATGGAGCTCCACACAACTCGCGACGCTTCGGCTCTTGGTCGTGTCGCTGCGTATGATCGTGCCGGACCTGGACGTGATCGGGCACCGAGACGATCAACGCTCGGGCTATACCGAGTGCCCAGGCCTCGAGGTCGGCGCACTCAACCTATGAAGGCCTATGAAGGGGAACGAATATGGCTCACTCATTAGCGTCGCAGAGCTCAGTATTTGTCGACGTCGCGATCGCGGCATCGACCGCAGAGAACGTGATCACCGTGCCGCCTGGGATGCTCTTGAAGGCCGTTCTAATTCCGGCCGGATGGGAAACCTCGACGCTAACGCTCAAGTGTTCCGAAGATGGTGCTAGCTACTTCTTCCTGCGGAACTTGAGCGACTCAAACCTAGTTGTGTATGGGGCGGCGAGCGCCAACTGGGAAGTCGCCAGCCAAAACGAAAGCAAGGCGACCGCCGGCTTTCCTCACCTTCTCTTCCGCCTGAGCGCGAACCAGACCTCGCCGCGCACGCTGCGGGTGATGTTCGTCACACCCTCATCGCATTGACCTAGTTATAGCGAGCGGGTCCTTCCTAGAGGGTCGAGACCCGAGGGTGACGCGGGCCGCAATTTAGTTACGTGTAAATGGCCAAGGGCACCGCGACGCAACGCAAGGGAGAAAGGCCGACGACATGGCGAAGGAGAAGTTCCCGGACCGGCTCCCAGTAGGCGACCTCGCGGATCTCGCGGCCGACTACAACCCCCGAAAGATCACCGACCAGAAACTCGCGGCGCTTCGCAAGTCGCTCCGCAAATATGGACACGTGCAGCTCGTCGTCGTGAACAAGCGAACGAAGCGCACGGGATGGCAAGCGAAGGCGACGCCGGTGATCGTCGGCGGGCATCAGACGGTCCGCGCGGCCGCGCTCGAGCGGATCGACGAGCTCGCGATCCGCTGGGTCGACCTCGACCGCTACGACGAGCAGGAACTAAACATTGCACTCAACGCGATCGACGGCGACTGGGATCAGAAGCTACTGGCGCCACTGCTCGCCGGCCTCGAGTCGGTGAAGGCGGAGCGCGGCGGGCTCGAGACGACCGGCTTCACCGAGACCGAGATCACCGACATCCTCACCGCCGGCCTGGCCGAAGACGAAGACGAAGAAGAAGAGCTCGAGGATCGCCTGCTCTACGGCGGCGCGACCGCACTCGAGCGCGGATCGGTGCCCTGGCGGCACTGGAAGAAGGCGAAGCTCCTCGAGGGCGACGTGCTCGACTTCGGATCGGGGAAGGAAGACCAGGGCGTCGCGCGCTTCGACGCCTTCACGCATCCCGACTATTCGGTGCTCCTCGAGCGATGGGATACCGTCACCTGTAACTACGTGCTGAACACTCAACCGGCGGACCACCTGGTCCTTCAGATTTGCGTGATCCTCGCCGGCCTTCTTCGCCCAGGCGGTCAAGTTCTGATCGCTTGCATCACGCCAGGGAAGGCGCTCGACGGGACGCGCGCGGCCGGCGGTCGTGAGGCGAAGTCGCGCAGGGAATGGGAAGACCTGCTCGAGCGGATCTTTGTGCTCGAGCGCGTGAAGAGCGTCGGCTTCCTGGGCTGGATATGCCGACCGAAGGGCTCCTGAGTGGCGGACCTGGTCGGCGTCGATGTCGTCGCAAGACTCTTGAAGATCGAACCGCGCCGGATCCAGTTCCTCGCGAAGGAAGGAATTATTCCAAAGGCGGCGCGCGGCCGTTACGACCTGGTCGCCTGCGTGCACGGCTACCTCGACTACGTCCGCGAAGGGCAACGCGATCGCGCGACGGTCGTCGACATGGAGGAGCTCCGGAAGCGGAAGCAACTCGCCGACACAGAGATCGCGGAGCTCGCACTCGAAGAAGCGCGCGGTCTGGTCGTGCCGATCGGCGTCGTGATCGCCGAGGTCGAAGACTGTCTTCTCCCGATCCGCGTGAAGCTCCTCGCAATGAAGACCCGATACTCGGGTCGCTGGGCGAAGATCTCGCGCGCTCCAGCGATGGCGAAGGCGATCGAAGGGGCCGCGCTTGAAATCCTCGACGAGCTCACTAGCGGCGATGATGTCGCCCGAGTCGCTGGCGCGGCGAACAAGAAATCTAAAACAGTCCGGCCTGCTCCTAAGCAACGCCCTGCGGCGCGTCGTCCTCGAAAGACTAACGCCGCCTCCTGACCAGAGCGTCTCGGACTGGGCCGACGAGCACCGGATCCTCTCGCCGGAGTCTTCGGCCGAGGCGGGCAAGTGGCACACTTCGCGCGTGCCCTGGACGCGCGACCCGATGGACGCAAGCGGAGATCCCGAGTGTCGCGAGATCGTGCTCGAGTTCGCGGCGCAACTCGCGAAGACTGAGGTCCTGAATAATATTATCGGCCACCGGATGCACCGCGACCCGGCGCCGATGCTCGCCGTCTTCCCGACCGATCGGATCGGCCAGACCTGGTCGAAGGATCGGCTCGCGCCGATGCTCCGCGATACGCCGGTGCTCCGGAATCTCGTCTATGACAAGGCGAACGTATCGAGGCGCGCGGCCTCGAGTGAGATCCTCGAGAAGAAATTTCCCGGCGGAGGTCTGGCGATCACGGGATCGAACAGCGCGGCCGGCCTGGCGATGCGGCCAGTCCGCGACCTAATCGGCGACGAAGTCGATCGCTGGAGTGCGACGGCCGGCGGACGCGGCGGCGACGAAGGCGATCCGATGGTGCTCGCCGCAAAGCGGACGAGCAACTTCGACACGTCACTTCAGGCCTGGGCGAGCTCGCCTGGGGAGCTCGGCCGCTCGCGGATCCATAAAAGATACGAGCAAACCGACCAAAACCGATGGCACGCGCGCTGCGTATTCTGCGACGAGCTCGCCGTGCTCCTCTGGGAAAACGTCGACTTCCGCCTCGACGACCTCGACAAGGCCGACCTCGATCGGATGTCGAACGAAGAGCGGGCGTCGCGCGCGCAATACAAGTGCCAACACTGCGGGCAACACATGACCGACGACGACCGGCACGAATCGGCGAACCGTGGGAAGTATGTCGCGAAGAACCCGAAGGTCCGCGCGAAGCGTGGCTTCTGGATCAACGCGCTTAACTCGCCTTGGCTCTCGATGAGCGAGCTCGTCGAAGAGTGGCTCGACGCCCAGGGCGACCCGATGCTCTTGCAGGTCTTCATAAACACGCGACTCGCGGAGCTCTGGGATGCCGGCGCCGATCGCGTCGATCCCGAACACCTGATCGAGAAGCTCGAGCGATACCCGAGCTCGAAGATCCCGACCGGCGTGCTGATGGTCACGGCCGGCGCGGACGTGCAGAAGGATCGGATCGAAGTCTCGCTTTACGGCTGGGGCGTATCGGGCGAGCACTGGGCGCTCGAGCATCACGTCCTCACCGCCGACCCGGCGATCTTGCTCGAGGGCAAAGAGAACACCGCACTCGACGACCTGCTTCTCGACTCAAAGTTCGCGCGCGCCGATGGCGTCGTGATCCCGATCGCCGCGTCTTGCATCGACGCCGGCGGCCTGTTCAACGACGAAGTCTTGAACTACGCGCACAAGCGACGAGCGCGCCGCGTCTACGCCATTCGCGGCCGGGCCGGGCAAGGTCATCCCCTTTGGCCGCTCAAGGGCGCGACGCACCTCAAGGCCTCGAAGACGATCGGCCGGCGCGACGTCTATATGCTCGGCGTCGACACCGGGAAGACGGCGCTCCACTACCATCTGAGGAAGAAGCGCGAGGTCGACTGGACGAAGGGCGAGGTCTCGCCGGGTCTAATTCACTTCCCGACCAGGCCGGAGTTCGACGCGGAGTTCTTCGCGCAGCTCGCCGGCGAGTCGCCCAGGCCTCGGAAGGTCAAGGGGAAGCTCTCGGTCGAGTGGATCCAAGATTATCCGCGCGTCGAAGCGTGCGACTGCTGGGTCTACGCTCGCGCGGCCGTCGCGTCGCTCGCCGTGAATTGGACGAAGCTCCTCGCGCGCCGCGATCGCGCGGCCGCCGGCGAGCTCGAGTCCGCCGACCAGGCCGTCGCCGCACCGCGCTCGAGCTCGGCGACCAGGCCGGAAGACGACGACGATCCGGCGCCGCCCAGGCGACCTCGACGCACTAAACGGAAACCGCCGGGCCGTCGTCCGAAGAAGCGCGGCGGCTTCACGACGAACTATTGAGGAGCCTCCGTCGATGCCCCAGGTTTTCACGATCCCCACAGTCGCGCCGCTCCGCGTTCGCTTCATGGAGCGCGTGACGTGGACTAGGACGTTTACCGACCCCCGGCGATCGCCTGCTGAATTTAGTTATAATTGGGGATGGTTGGTAAGCGCGGACTTCGCCGGACCCGAGAAGGGCGACGGCTTCACCGTCGACGGGACTCCAGTCGACATCACCACCGGCGAGTGGCAATTCCTCTTTGAGACGAACGACAAGGCGATCGGCGTCTTCGAGTGGCAGATGTGGGCGAGGCGACACCCCAGCTTTGTCGACGACGGCCAGGCCCGCACGATGCTCGAGACTGGCATCCTCGAGATTCTTCCAGGGTCACTCGATGGGGCGCGCGATCGCGACTCTTCGACGCACTTGTCGCGTATGCTCGCGCTCATCGAAGGCCGCCTCGAGGGCCGGGCTGATCTGGACGCCGAGACCTACAGTGTATCGGGCCGCTCGCTGTCGCGGATCCCGATGTCAGAGCTCCTCACAATGCAGGCCTACTATTCGCGGCGCCGCCGAGCGGAGCTCGCGGCGCTCGAAAGAGGCGAAACACCTGGCCGCTTGGTCCGCCGCCGCGTCGCGGTGAGATTCTAATGCTTCGCGACCTTCTCGGCCTCGACCAGGCCGTCGACCAGGCGCGAACGCAACCGCAACGCACTCCGCACCGGCCGCGATCGCGTGCGAGCTCATGGGATCCAGTCGACTCCGGTCGGCTCTTCAGCAACTTCGGGACCTCGAACCTCTCGGCCGATGAAGAAGTGAAACTTCGGCTCGAGAAAGAGCGCGCGCGATCGCGACAACTCGAGCGCGAGAACCCCTGGGCCGTTCGTTACTTCACCCTATACGTCCAGAACGTGCTCGGCGACGCCGGGATCCGCCTGGTGCCGCGCGTGTTCGACCAGGCCGCCGATGGGAAACAGGTCCCCGACCGCGACGCGAACAAACAGATCCGCGACGCCTGGGCGCGATGGGGCAAGCGGGGATCGCCGACCGTCGACGGCCGGCACTCTTGGGACACCGCGCTCGCGTGCATGGCCAAGAGTTACAAACGCGACGGCGAGGCTCTGCTCCGGATCTACCGCGGCGGCGAGTTTGGCGAGTTTGGCTACCAGGTCCAGCTCCGCGAGTCCGATCATCTTCCGATGACCTTGAACCGCGACTTCGGTCCAGGCATCGAAACCGGACACCGGATCCGGATGGGGATTGAGTTCGATCCGTTCGACAAGCCGGTCGCCTATTGGCTCAACGCTCGACACCCCGGCGCACCTCGAGGCGTGACGCTCGACCGCTTCACCCGCGTCCCGGCTGACGAGATCATTCACCTCTACGATCAGAAGCGGATCGACCAGTCGCGCGGCTTGCCTTCACTCGAGGCCGGGATCGCTCGGCTCTCAATGCTGCAAGGCTACGAAGAAGCGGAGCTCGTCGCGGCGCGCGCCGGCGCGTCGAAGATGGGCTTTATCCAGTCGGGCGACGGGAACGAATACGAAGGCGAAGCGGACGCGACCTACGACGACGACGAGATCGTCGAAGAGTTTTCACCGGGCACGATCGCGCAGCTCGGCGAGGGGCAAGAGTTTGTCGCCTGGGATCCGACGCATCCGAACAGCGCCTTCGGCGACTTCGTCAAAAACGCGCTTCGCGCCTTCTTCTCGGTCGGCGGCGCGAGTTACAACTCGGGCGCGAACGACCTCGAGGGGGTCAACTTTTCGAGCCTGCGGGATGGAAAGCTAACCGAGCGCGACACCTGGCGACTCGAGCAGGAGCTCTTGATCGACATCGTATGCCGGCCGGTTTTCGAGTCTTGGCTTCCCCAGGCGATGCTCGGCCGCGCGATCGACCTGCCACTCGACAAGCTCGAGAAGTTCACCGAGCACCGCTGGCAGGGCCGCCGCTGGGAATGGGTGGACCCGGCGAAGGAAGCGACCGGGCACAAGATCCAGCTCGAGAACCGCACGACGACGGTCTCGCGGATCCTCGAGTCGCAAGGCCGGGACCTGCGCGATCACCTCGAGGAGCTCGCGCTCGAGATCGACCTGGCCGAGGAGCTCGGGCTCGAGAGCCTTCTCCCCTACGCCGCGCCGGCTGTGACAGATCCGGTCACACCGGCCGCTCCGCCTGGTCCGCCGGCACCGGACGAAGACGAACCCGAAGACCTCGAGGATCTCGATGAAGACTAAAAGCAAGCGACTCGCGCGCAATCAAAGGTCGGTAAAGCTCGGGCTCCAGGTCCGCACCGGCACGATCGAGCACCGCGAAGACGGCGACGGCGACGGCGAGACGATCGAGTTCAGCTTCTCGAGCGAGCTCCCCTATCGCCGCTATTTCGGCCTGGAGATTCTCGGCCACAAAAAGAGCGAGGTCCGGCTCGACGCGCTCAACGACGCGGCGCCGTTCCTGAAGGATCACGACACGCGGCAACAAATCGGCGTCGTCGAAAAAGCCTGGCTAACTGGCCGGCGAGGTTTAACGGTCGCGAGGTTTGGAAAAACCAACGCGGCCGTCGAAGAGCAGGGCGAAGTCTCCGGAAGGATCCGGACGAAGATCTCGGTCGGCTACCTGGTGCACGAAATGGTCCTGACGAAAACGGTCGACGATGTCGATCACTATCGCGTAACGGACTGGGAACCGCTCGAAGTCTCGACTGTAGCGATTCCTGCGGACGGCTCTGTCGGAGTCGGCCGCGACCTCGAGGCGCTCCCCGCTTTGGCGGAGCGCGTCGCGCAATTTCAAAATCATAAAACCCGCATTGTGCGAGCGCGGGAAGAGAGGATCCAAATGAACGAAATCCGAGTAGCACTCAAGTCGACCGGCGTCGTCGTGCTGATCCGTGAAGACGACTTCGACGACGATCTGCACCTGAAACTCGCGCCCGAGCTCGACGCCGCCTCAGTGCCGGCGATCGCGCCTCGAGTCGAAGTCGGTCGCACCATGACCGAAGACGACGTGAAGCGTATTTCCCAGAAGGCCGCCGGCGAAGCGGCCGACGCCGAGCGATCGCGGATCGACCAGATCACGAAGCTCGGCCAGAAGTTCAACGCCAGCGACAAGGCGACGAACGCGATCCGAGCGAACGTGTCCTTCGCCGAGTTTCGCGAGGAGCTCTGGCTCTCCGGCGCGACGCCAGGCGGACGGACCGCAACCGGGGAGCGCGATTATCCCTCGATCGAAGGCAACCCGAACGACTCCGGCATGAGTCCCGGCGAAGCGCGCGATCAGTATTCGATCCTGCGGGCCGTGCAGTCGATCGTCTGGGACGATCCCTCGATCGCGCCATTCGAGCGCGAAGTGTCGGACGGCCTGGTCAAGCAGCATGAAGGCCGGCGACCTCGAGGTCTCTGGATGCCGCGCGAGCTCCTGGGCGCACCGATCGTGCCGACCGGCGCCGAGGCCGCACGCGACGCAATTATGCGCGCTGTCACCGCTGGAACGACCGGCGGGAACCTGGTCGCGACGAACCTGCTCGCGAGCTCTTTTATCGAGCTCCTGCGGAACCGTTCAGTCGTGCTCGAGCTCGGTGCGACGCTCCTGCCTGGTCTGGTCGGCGACGTCGACATCACGCGCCAGATCACGTCGGGCGCGGCCGCCTGGGTCGCGGAGTCCGGATCGGCGAGTGATGCCGATCTGACGCTCGACCTGGTCAGCTTGCGACCGAAGACGCTCACCGCGAAGAGCAAGATCACGCGCCGGATGATCCTCAACGCGACGCCGGCGATCGAAGGCCTCGTGCGCGCCGACCTGGCGAGCGCGATCGCGCTCGGCATCGACACGGCCGGGATCAGCGGCTCGGGATCCGGCGCAGTGCCGGAAGGGATCCTGAACATGAGTGGCATCGGTGCCGGCTTGTCGCTCGGTGCGAACGGCGGCGCCCAGACCTGGCGCAACCAGGTCGAGCTCGTGCGTGCGGTCAAGGCCGCAAACGCGGACTCGGGCTCGCTCGGCTGGGCGATCTCGACGAACGCCTGGGCGCATCTGATGGCACGGCCGAAGAGCGGAACCGACCCGGTCTTCATCCTGTCCGAGCCTGGCGATCGCTCGATCGGCCGGCGCCTAATCGCGTCCGAGCAGGTCCCGAGTAACCTCGTGAAGGCCTCGAGCGGCACGATCCTGAGCGCGATTATTTACGGCGCCTGGGATCAACTGCTGATCGGCGAGTGGGGTGCGATGGATCTGTTCCCCGATATCTACACAGACGGCGACGAGGGGGCGACGATCCTGCGCGTCTTCCAAGACGCCGACATAACGGCACGGCACGAGGACGCCTTTGCGGCTTCGCAGGAAGTGAACACGACCACCTAGCAGTAAGTGACAATCAACACCGAGACGGCCGGCGCTCTCGTAAGCGGGCGCCGGCCCGATCGCCCTACCAGGAACGGAGGACCGGCAACAATGGCGAAGAAGAAGAGAACCGAAGAAGATCCAGAGTTCGTCGAAGTCACGGCGCGCGAACGGATCAACGGGATCGAGAAAGACAAAAACGGCCGCCGCAAGGTGATCGAGCAGGGCGAGGACTTCAAGTGTCCTTATCGACTCGCGCTTCGGCTCGAGCGATCCGGGAAGGTCGCGATCGACGACGACGATCGCGACGCCGCGAAGATCGGCGCCGCAACGAACCGGAAGGCGCAAGAAGACGCCGACCACGGCGAGCGCCGCCGGATCCAAGACCTCGACGATCGGATCGCCGAACGCGATAAGGGCGACTCGAAGAAGCGCGGGAAGAAGGGGTGAACCCCGAGACCGCCGCCGACCGCCGGATGTTTGTGCAGGACTTTGGCGAGACCTGCACGATCACGCCGACCGCCGGCGGGACTCCCTTCACGATCTCCGCGATCTTCAACGCGGGACCGCAACGGACTAGCGAGCTCGAGCTCGACCAGATCGGGTCGACGAACGTCGTCGGCTCGAACCCGCACCTCGAGCTCTCGAGTGAAGAGCGCGCGAAGATCGCGGAGCTCGACGAGGTCGCGATCCCGTCGAAGGCGCCGATCACCTACCGGATCTCGACGATCGAACCGGAAGACGTCGACGGCGGCTTCTTCGTCGCTGAGCTCTTGGAGGTTTGACCCGTGCAGGACCTCACCGCGCTTGAAGCCTCGACGCAACTCCAGGCGATCCTCCGCGCGACCTGGGCGGCGCATTCAGACTTTGCCGGCGTGCAGATCGACGCGCCTCGCCTGATCGACGTGCCGCCGCAGAGCGCCGGAGCGAAGCGGATCTCGATCTCGATCAACGAGCTATCAGTCCGCGAGGTCGCAACGGAAGCGCCGAAGGCCTGGATCGTCGACGCGACGCTCTCGGTGTATTGCCTGGTCGAGTCGCCCTATCCAGAAACCGACACAAGCGGGGATCCGGCGGCGGCCGTGCTCGGCGTGTTGAACCCGTTAGCGATCACAACGGAGAAGCGTCTCGGGTCGGATCTTCGCGCCATTCGAGAGGTCGACCCGAAGACCTTCCTCTCGTGTCAGTTCTACGACTTCAACTTCGCCAGCTATTCAGCCGGCGTCGACGACAACGGGCAACGACTTCAGGCGCTCGGGCTCTTCGAGTATCAACTCGGTTTTTTTATTCCCGAATACATCGACACCGAGGACTACTTCCGACTGCTAGAAACTAATATTGATTGGAATCTATACGGCGGGATCGGCGACACGATCTTTCCGGAGGAGCCACACGCCGAAGACGATCACACGATCGTCATCGCCGCGCCGCCGGCGCCTGGACCTACAGGACCCTAACCCGCAATTTCGCCGGCCAGGCCGTGCTCGCTCTCGTTCGCCGAGAGCTCGAGGCGTCCAGGTCAAACCATACCGACACCCTCGCGATCGTCGCTCTCTGGCGATCCTCGAGGGCCGGTCTGAGGAGCTCGCACCGATGGCAACGAAAACAAGCTACACGCCGACCCTGGGCGATCCGGTCGTCGTCACGATCGCCGAAGGTCACGCGGTCCGCGATCCGCTCAGCCTGGTCAAGCTCGCCGATGGCGACGTCGTGATCTGGTCGACGCACTTTCAACGGCGCCTAAACGAAGGATCGTTGACTGTCTCGCAATACAAACCCGAGAAACCGACGAAGAGCTCGAGCTCCTCGGGCGGGAAGGAGTAACAAATTATGCCTGGCTTTTCAGAAATTCCGATCTCTCTTATGGTCCCTGGCGCTTATGCGGAGGTCGACCCGGTCGTCGCCTCTCAAGGTCCCGGCGTCTTCCCCCTTCAGGCGCTTATCATCGGCCAGAAGACCTCGGCCGGCACCGTCACCGCGCTAACGCTAACGCCGACGACCTCGGTCGAGCAGGCGCGCGAGGAGCACGGTCCCGGCTCGATTGGACATCTGCTCGCGAAGGACTGGTTCAGCCAGGGCGGCGGCGTCGCGCTCGACATGATTTGCCAAGACGACGCCTCTGGCACGCCGGCGGCTTCGACGCACGTCGTCACCGGCACGATCACGGCGCCTGGTGCGGTCCTGATCTATGTCGCCGGCGAGCGAATCTCGATCACAGTTAGCACCGACGCCTCGACCGCCGCTGGACAGATTCGGACGGCGCTCCAGGCGCTTCCCGATCTTCCCGTCACCGTCACCGGCGCCGGCGCGAATATCATCCTCACGGCGAACAACGACGGCACAGCGGGCAACTATATCGACATCCGATACAACCATTTGCCGGGCGAGGCGTTTCCCGGCGCTTTGGCGATCACCAATCCGGTGATGACCTCCGGCGCGACCGATCCGGTCGTCTCGGCGGTATTCGCCGCGATCGCGGGCAAGCGTTACGACGTGATCGTCTCGGCCTTTACCGACACAACGAGCCTGAACCTTATCCAGACCGAGCTCGAGGCGCGCGCGGTCGCCCTGGTCGGACATCCGGGAATGCACTTCTCGGCGACGGCGAACATACACGGGAGTCTCGTCTCGCAGGGCGACGCTCGGAATAACAAATTTGAAGTTCTTATCGGGATGGAAGTGCAACCCGTCTGGCCGCAGATGCGCGCGGCCGGCGTCGCTGCCCAGGCGGCGATCCTCTTGCAAGAGGATCCCGTTCGACCGCTCACCGGCCGCAAGCTCCTCGCCGGCCAGGGACCGGCCGAGTCGGACAAGTTCACAACGGCCGAGCGCGACCTGCTTCTTCACGATGGGATCTCGACGCTCCGCTACCAGGCCGGCAACCGGGCGACGATCGAACGCCTGATTACGACCTACCAGGAGACGAGCGGCGGATCTCCCGACACGGCCTTCCTCGACGTGCAAACGGCCTTCGGCCTGGCCTTCCTGCGCCGCTCGTATGTCGCGCACTTCGACATCCAGTTCGCGTCGCACAAGCTCGCCGCAAATGGCACGCCGATCGGGCCGGGCTCGGTCACGGTCACGCCCGAGATCGCGAAGGCCGACGCGGTCGCCTGGTATTCGGCGCAAGTGACCGAGGGCGTCGCCGAGGATCTCGAGGGCTTCAAGACGAACACGACCTTCCAGATCGCAAGCGCAGATCCGAACCGCCTCGAGGGATTCCTCGCGGTGAACCTACAGAACCAGCTTCGCGTTTCCGCGACGCTCTTCCAGTTCGCACGCTAGTCGCGCGAGCACCGAAGGAGAAATGAACTATGGCAGCTCCGGGAATTGTGAAGGCCGGCGTCGCGTCGATGCGCGTCAATGGCAAACCCGTCACCGTGATGGGGAATATCGTAGTAAATCTCGGAACCGAGAAGCGCGAAACCCTACAGTCGGCGACGGGACCAGTCGGCTACAAGGCGGAGAGCGGCACGCCGTCGCTCACCTTCGAGTCGGTCTTCGACTCGAGCGTCGACATCCGAGAGCTCTATGAGCTCTCCGGAATCCCGATCACCGTCACGCTCCGCGACGGGACCTCGTTCGCCTTCGCTAACGCCTGGAGCCTGGGCGAAGGCGACCTCGAGAGCGAAGAAGGGAAACTCGCGCTCGTCTTTAACGCACTGACCGCGGAACAAATCACCGCATAAAAAGGGGAACCAATGGCGAATAAGGACCGGCAAATCGAGAAGACGATCGAGCTCACCGGCACGATTCACGCCTTCGGCGAGGAGTCGGGCGAGCTCGTCTTTTACGAACCGAGGGCGGAGCTCTTGCGATCCATCGAAGCGAACGACCAGGCCGGCGAGCAAAGCCTCGCGATTGTTTCCGAGCTCACTGGCGTTCCGATGGAACAGCTCGACGATCTGAGCCTCACCGATGGCATGATCGCGATCGGGGTAGGCGCGGACATCGTAAAAAAAAGTTCAGACCAGGCGCAGGAGATTCTCAAGTCGCTCGGGATCCTCGACGAAGACGACGAGGAAGAAGAAGCGCAAGAGCGCGAAGCAGGCGCGCCGGGCGCGACGAAGAAGCTAAATTCGTGATCTTGCGGCTCTGGCGCCTCGAGGCAAACTGGCGCGATCCGTTTGGTCTCTTGGCGATGGTTTTCGGCTGGACTCCGGCGGAGCTCTTCGACTTGACGCTTCGCGAGTTCGACGCCTGGGTGCTCCAGGCTAAGAAGTGGGGACCTCATGGCCGGAAAGCGTAAAGCAAAATTCCAGGTCCTCCTCGCGGCCGTCGACAAGGTCTCGGCACCGATCCGCAAGATGAACCGCTCGATCGAGAAACTGACCCGGCCGATTCAGAAACTCAAACGCCAGATGAGCTCGCTCGCCAGGGAAGCCGGCTTTAAGAAACTGGGCGGCGCGATCGCCGGCGTCGGAAAGCAGTTCGCGAAGCTCGCGCTCGTCGGCGCGGTCGCGGTCGCCGGGCTGTTCCGCGCACTCGATCGCACGTCGAAGACGATGGACACGCTCGCGAAGACAACGCGCGCCCTGAATTTCCCTGTCGAAGAGTTCCAAAAGTGGAAACAGGTCTCACAACTGGCCGGCGTCGGCGCCGAAAACTTCGACAAGTCGATCCAAAAACTGTCGAAGAATATCGGCGAGCTCCGACTGAACACCGGCACGATGTCGACGATCCTCGACAAGGCAGACCCGGCTTTCAAAAAGCAGCTCGTCAACGCAAAGAACAACGCCGAGGCCTTCGACCTCGTGATCGACAAGATGCGAAGCCTCACCTCTGCCCAGGACCGAGCGGCACTGGCGAACGCGGCCTTCGGGCGCGGCGGCAAAGAGCTCATCAACGTCGCGAACCTGTCGGCGAAAGAGATCGCCAAGCTCAAGGAACAGGTCTCCGGACGCGGCGGAATAATCTCGAGCGAGGCACTCGCGAACGCGGAGACCTTTCAAGACTCGCTGCTTCTCGTGAAGACGGCGATCGGAAATATATGGAGCGAGATCGCGGGGAACCTTTTCCCGGTCGTCTCGAAGATGATGGACGGCGTCCGCGAGTGGGCGACCGCCAACAAAGAGTTGATTCAGGTCAAAGTAACCGACTTTATTCGCGGCGCGATCGACGCCGGCAAGAAGATGATCGAAGTCTTCAGGGAATGGGGACCGAAAGTCTGGAATATCGTCAAGTCTCTTGGCGGCCTGAAATTTATCTTGGGGCTGGTCGGCGCGATCACCCTCGCACCGTTAGTGCTCGCGATTCTAGGAGTCGGCGCCGCACTGATCCCCGTGATCGCTTCGGTCGGCACTTTGGGCTTGGCCTTTCTGGTCGCACTGGGGCCGGTCGGCTTGCTCGTGCTCGGTATTGCCGCAGTCGTTACGGCGCTCGTTCTTAACTTCGACAAGATCAAAAACTTCTTCCTGAGCACCAAAATCGGCGGCGCGGTCGGGAAACTGTTTTCCGGCGAAGGCGGGATAGCTTCGCTCAAGGCGAGCAACGAGGCGCAGGGTATCGGCGTTGGCGTCGGCGGGAACGGGTCGCTCAAAGCGAGCAACGAGGCGCAGGGCATCGTCGGCGTCGGCGGGATAGCTTCGCTCAAGGCTATGCTCGAGGCGCAGAATATCGGCGTCGCCGGCGCGGAAACACCGGCACCGGCCGGACCAGGCGGACCGATCGAGCTCGTGATGCGCGTCGACCAGGCGGGCACCGTGACCGGGATCGAGCCGGAGACCGATAGCGAGCTCACGATCGCCAGCGAAGGCCTGGCCGGAGAGGCTTTCTAAGTGCCCGACGAAGTCGAGGAAGACTGGAAGACACGACTCCAGCCCGCGTCGATCGGCGGCGTGCCCTTCTTCACACTCGACGCCGGCTTCTCGTTTGGCCGCCGGCTCGAGGTCAACGAATATCCGGACCGCGATCTTCCGCACACGCGAGACCTGGGCCGTCGCGCCGATCGCTTCGATCAGGTCGCCTTTGTGGTCGGCCCAGACTACGACCTGCAACGCGATCGCCTGATCGAGGTGCTGCGGTCGAAGGGCGTGCTCGAGCTCGTCACCGAGCGGCACGGGACGCACCGGGTTAGGATCCAGACCGGCTCGGTCCGCGAGTCCGGCAAGGCCGGCCGCTTCGCGAAGATCACCTTCAAGGCCGTCGAAGCCGGCGTGAACCGCGCCCCGACGATCGACGTCACAACGGCGGACGCACTCAAGGCGGCGGCCGAGTCGGCGAAAGAAGGCTCGCTTACCTCGTATCTGCTCAAGGTCGAGGCCGGCGTCGGCTGGGCTCAGACCGCTCTGATCGACAATATCAGCTTCGGTCTTGCCATATTCACGACCGGCCTCGAAATCTACAAAACGACCGCCTCGGTCAAATCAGTATTTCTTGAAGAGCTCGAGCGAGATCGGGGAATTTCTCAAGGTCGAAGCGGCCGTCGACCCGGCGAGATCGCAAACGAGGTGAGAGCTCTCGCCGCCCAAGTCTTGTCGGACGATCAACTTCTTCAGGCGCACCGCTTCGGCGAGACCGGCTCGAGGATCCTCGACATCGCCTCGGACATGGCGGCCGTCGACGAAGATGTCCGCGAACGCTTGCGCGTGCTCGAGGGCATGAGGCACGACGGCGAAGACGAGATCGACGCGCCGCTCGGTCCCGAGCTCCCTCGCGACGCGACGATCACGCTCTCGGCGGACGCGCTGCTAGTTGCCGAGAACCGACGCGCCCTGGCCGACCTGATTCGTCAAGGGATTGTAATCGCGCGCGGCCTGGTCCTGCTCGAGGCGGACCTTCGGCGAGCTCAGGAAGTGGATCGCCTGCGCGACGACTTCCTCGGGCCGATCGACGAAGAGATCGAAACCGCCGGCCTGGTCGCCGACGACGACGCCTACATTTCGCTCCGAGAGTTCCGCGCGGCCGTGCTGCGCGACCTGTCGATTCGCGGTGAACAACTCGCCGAGCGCGCCGACTACACGCCGCCCGAGGCGACCTCCGCGCTCCTGCTATCGCAACGACTTTACGGGACCGGAGCGCGCGACCGCGAGCTCGAGCTCGAGCTCCGCGCGGATCACCCGGCCTTCATTCCTGCGCTTGTGCCGATCCGAGTCGCGCGTGTCTGATGACCAGGTCGAAATCTTCGTCTCGGCCGGCAAGCTCATCGGATGGAAGAGCGTCGAAGTCGTGCGGACGATCGAGTCGGTCGCCTCCGGCTTCAGCTTGACAATGAGCGAGCTCGAGCTCGACGATCCGGCGCGGAGGATCTTGCGGCGAGGCGACGATGTCGAGGTCCGCATCGCCGGCGTCCCGATGCTGAAGGGGTATATCTGGAAGCTCGCGCCCAGCTACTCGCCGAGCGATCACTCGATCGCCGTAACGGGTTGGGACGTCACCGCCGACCTCCAGAAGTGCAGCAACAAAGCACCGCTTCACGTGCCGGCGCGGCTAGAAATGATCGTCGCCGACATCTGCAAACCATTCGGGATCTCGGTCTCGGTCGACGTCGATACCGGCGCAGTCTTTCATAGCTTCACCCCCGAAGTCGGCGCGAGTGCGGACTCGATCATCGACAAGCTCGTCCGATATCGCGGCGTGATTCGCGTCTCGGATGGCGTCGGCGGCCTGCTGATTACCTTGCCGGGATCCGAGCCGGCGACGACCTCGCTCTCGACGGGCGACAATATCTTGACCGGCTCGGCGGTCTACGATGATTCGGAACGGTTCCAGGAGATCACACTTGAGGCGCAGCGCGACGTCGGCTGGGGTGGGGTCGATGAGGGCGCGTCGATCGTCGCGGTCGCAACGGATCCCAACATGAACGCGGAGCGGTATCTTCCGCTAGTCGACATCCCGACCGATCCGCCAGACGGGAAGATCGCACTCCAGGCGCTCGCGCAAAGAGAGATCAACCTGCGCGCCGGCCGATCGCAGCGAGTGACCTACACCGTAAGGGGATGGCGACACAATGGCGACGACGGTCCGCTATGGAATCCCGGCGAGCTCGTCACGATCGCCGACCCTTGGCTCGCAGTGAGTCAGGTAATGCTACTCACGACCGCGAGCTTCAGCTTCGCAAAGAACAAACGGAAGACGAAGCTCTCTTTTATGATCCCGGAAGCCTTCGACCTGCGCGAAGTAAAGCAGGCACCCGAGGCCGGGCTCGGCGCCTGGGCGACGCAGGACTCGCAACTATGAGCGCGATCGGCCAGGAGTTGAAGCGCGCGATCCGCAAGCGGATCGGCGCAATGATAAACCGCTTCCTCGTAGCCGCGATCGACGACACCGGGCTCGATGCTCGAGGGATCGAGTCACACCAGCGAGTCGACGGGACGATCTTCGACGCGGAGGCACTTCACCGAGGCGCCTCGCACTTCCAGGCCTACGGTATGAGCTCGCACCCTAAGATCGGCGCCGAAGGGATCGCGCTCCAGATCGGAGGATCTCGAGGTCGCCTGGCCGTGCTCAATGTCGACGATCCGCGCGCGCGGCCGACCGGCCTGGTCGAGGGCGAAGTTCAGATCTACACCGACGAAGGTCTCGTTTTGCACGCGAAGCGCGGCCGCATCGTCTACGTGCGCGGCACGACGCTCGACCTCGAGACGACCGGCGCGGCGAAGGTGAAATCGAGCGCCGGAGAAGCGCGGCTCGAAGGAACGACGGTGGTCCTGGTCGGCTCGGTCACGATCGACGGGATCGACTGGGCAACTCACGCGCACGACGCGACCGGCGGGACGCCTCCCTTCACCGACTCGGTCTCAGGCGCGTGCTCAGGGAAAACGGGGCCGCCTGTCTAATGTCCGACCTACGACTCGAGCGATCAAATCTTCGCTACGACAACCCGGCCGGGCCGATCTTCCCGGTCGAGGATGGAATGGGAACGCCTGGGCAAGGCCAGGCCGCCGGCGATTCAGTCTCCGGCGAGCGGCGGTCCGGCTTCGACCTGCTCTTCGCACCGGCGCCGGCCTGGGGCGAGCTCCAAAAAGACAACGGCCTGCGCTCACAAGTCGTGCTCTCGGTGCTCACCGATCGCCTGGCCGAAGACTCGGACGAAGTTCCCGACACCGGGAACAAGGCCTTCCCAGAGCGGCGCGGCTATTGGGCGGACTTCCTCTCGCCGCTCGGGCCGGACGATCGCTACGGCTCGAGGCTATGGCTGCTCGACGGCGCTCCACTCAACGCGGCGACCCGAGCTCGCGCTCGGGCCTACATCCTCGAGGCGCTTGAGTGGATCCGGACCGAAGGGATCGGGATCCCCAGCGTCTCGACTCGAGTCCCTTCACGCGGCCGGCTCGAGATCACGATCACAATCACCGACGCGACGACCAGGGCGGAGCGTCGCTATGCCCTGCTCTGGAATGCGATGGAAAGAGAGGGCGCCTAGATGCCATTCGACCGGCCGACCGTGCAGGATATCCTGGCGCGCGTGCAAGGCGACGTCAAAGGCGTGCTCGTCGACTTCGATCCCTATGCACCTCGGACGACGACGCTCGCGCTCATTACCGCGCTAACCGCCCAGGCGCATGAGTTGAACGGCCGGCTCGAGCGCGCAGCGCGCAACCGCTTCGGCGATACCGCAGAATTCGCCGAGCTCGTCCGCCTGGCCGCCGAGGAAGGTCTCTCGCAAAACCTGGGCAACGAAGCGCAAGGCTACGCGCGCTTTGCACTCGCCGCCGAGATCACACCGGCACCGACCGCCGGGCTCTTCCTGGTCAACGGGAGCGGCGAACGATACGAGGCCTTAACCTTCCCGTGGGTTTCGTCGCTGGGCTCCTACGTGCCGCAGATCGAAGCGGTCGCA